TGATAATGGTATTAGTGTTGATGAAAAATATAGATGATCACTTATAAAAGAATAATATAATGGTTTAGTTCCAAAATGATCTCTACATAATGTTATTTTTGATTTGCTGGGTTCATACCATGCAAGTGCCCACATCCCATTTACATCATTAGATAGTGATTCAATACCATTATTTTCTATTTTATTTGCAAGCCATTCAACATCCCAAACATCATCACCCAATCCATAAATTTCTCCATTATAAACTAATACGTTTCCTTTAGATGTAACAAATGGTTGTGTTTTTCTTTTTGGATTAGGAGATATAGCTAATACATTATGAGCTAGATTAACATTGTCGTCATTGAAAAAATCTGTACCATCAGGTCCTCTGACTTTATTAATCTCAGTAAATGTTGATATGTCAAAACTAGGATTAGTTGTTCCTTCAATGCTACACATAATAAAATTCTATCTATTTTCTAGGGAAATATTTTCTCTTTGTTTCTAAGTAATCGTTTCCTGTAGCTATTTTATCCTTAGGAACAGCTACTTCATCATTTGAGAAAGTTGGATTTAATGGATCCCTTTCTCTTGCCATTATACCTAAACTTGCAACTAAAAGCAACACTGCAAGCGGATCAAATGCAAATATAATAAACAATATCAAAACTCTTGCTGCATTGTCTATCTTATCTTTAGCATCTTCACCGTATAACATTTCTGCTACATATTTGATAGGACCTATTTCACCTTCTTGTATAAGCTGCTCTCTTTGTATTGGTAACTTTTCTTCGTTGAGTTCAACAATTTGATCTACAACGACATCTATATCAGATGCTATCTCAGCTCTTTCATCTCTTTGTCTTCTATCAATGTAGTTTCTATCTTCTGGTCTAGCTGTGTTAATAATATTATCTAAATTAGACAGTCTCTCTTCAATCCTGAATCACCTTGTAGGTTTTGTTCTATATTAGCTTTTGCTAAGAATCCAAAAATACCTAATGAAGTAATTAACATAAGAACAACAACTGCAGACATTAAGTAATATCTCATTGCTTTGTTAATCTCACTCCAACTTAGATGAAGGAATCCTGCTGTGACTAATTTTCCGATTTCTAGTACACCAGCCATAACAACCACTGGCCAAAAAGAGCCTGCGAAAATGGTTGCTAGTCCAATGACACTAAAGTATGCGGCAACTCCTGCTACTAATAAAGAAGTAGCAAATGCAATCTGATTAATCATTTAATACTTGTTGCAATCTTAATTTGAATTGATCTATCTTCACTGATCTGTTTGGCCAATAGATATATTCTTTCTCTTCATTTGATTGTAAATTGTTTAGCAATGGTATCACTGAGTCATAGATAGCTTCTGCTTTAGCTTTCCATTCATCAGCTTGTGCTTGCCATTGAGCAGAAGTGCTAGTAGCAGCTTCTACCTCTTCTTTGACTTGTGTTACAGCTGAGAGTTCTTGCTCATCAACTACACTAAATCCAAAATCAAAATTACTAAGGTCTGTTAAGTTTTTTGTTGCCATATTTTTACCTATCTAGTTTCAAAAGCCTCCATACATTTATTCTCCTATTTATACGAAGAAATCTAACAAATCCGCCTGTTTTTCTAGTCTCCAGCCAATACTTTCACATATATTATTCAGCGGTTCTTTGAAAGATTTCTCAAATTGTTTTTCATAATCAATATAATTATCCAATGCAAACTCATCTGGAAGAACGGTAGGGACTGCAAAAACGTTCTCTCGAGTAGGATTGGGCAGCTTCATATAACAAAATTTAATTTTGTCTCCTTCAAATATCGGCTGGTATCTCCTTGTAAGTTTCTTCTCTTCAAGCATCTGGTTGTACATGAGAGCTGCCCTTACATGGATTGGAGTCCCCTTTCTATATATATCTGACGCAGATGACCACTTGTGGATATATCTGCATCCTCTAGGAAATGCTACATCTTCAAATGGCATTTCTCTAAACTTTTTCTCAAAATTATCTACATAATCTCTTAAAGGTTTTTCACCTTCTTTCATTAAAACTTCTAGTGCTTCCTTAATAGCCTTTCTACATACTGCTGGCGTACTTGATCTTACAGATTCAATACCCATCATTTTAAGTTTAGGCTCAGCGTATCTCACACCTTCATTATCATACACATTTAAGATGTAGTGTTTCTTACCGGTCCATATACCTTTGTCTGCAATGGCTTCTCTTTTCATTACCATCTTTTGTTCATATGCACCAACATACTTAGCAAGATCTTGATATGATTTATCAATAAAAGGTTCAAGTATTTCAGTCGCTACTTTATCTAAAAAGTCAACAACCTTGATAGTCTCAGTTTGATCAATACCAGATTGATTGACAAGTTCGTCGAGAACAACATATAAAGAGTCTGTATCGACTGCCACAACATAGTCAACTCCTTCTGTATTAAGTTTCTTGTTAAGGTATTCGTTGATCTTAACTTCCATCCACTTAATCGAAAGCTGGCCAGATAGTGTAATTGATTCTGCATACTTAGTATCAAAAAACCTGAAGTACTGATTACCAAGAGCACCATAAGCCGAGTTAAGTTGAATCTTTTTAGCCATTTGCATGTTGTTACACTTTGCAATTTCATATTCCAATTCCTTTGTAGGGGTCTTTTCGTATTTTTGTTGAGCTTTAATCATTCGTGTCTTCCATTTCACACGATCATTGTACATAGTTTCCATTAACTTAGGTAGGAAACCTTGGAAGTCTTTTGTATACATTGCTCCAGAACCACAAACTGTTACGTTGTGTTTGTTCATAAAGTCTTTGATGTTCTCGTTGTTATATAGACCATTAATAATTTCATCTGCTGTTGGCCTTTGACCAATATCTCTTACATAAGTTTCAGGTGAGATATTGTATTGCATAATCAAGTGAGGATATAGACTGTTTAAGTCAAATGATACTACCCAGTTATGCATTCCAACTTGTGGATCTTTGACATAAGCACCTTCTACTTGAAATGCTTTATCTTCAATAACCTTTGGTGGTACGACTTGATTCTTACTCATTAAGAAGTTGTGTATAATAACATCCCACATACGCACAGATGTAAGAGAGTCAACTAAGTTAACTCCAGCATCATAAGCAATTGTACATGCCTGCTCAATAAGTTTCATCTTATCATCTAATCGTTCAACGAGAACAACATCCTTAATGTTATAGTCTAAGAACTTCTGATAGTCTTGTTTGTATAATTCGTTAAGTGTTCCGTACTCAGAATAATCTAGTTTCTTTTCTCCAAGCTCGGCTTGGCCAATATAATCCAGTGCATAACTCTCTTGTTGCGAGTACGTAAACTTCTTATATAGATTCATATAATCAAGTATGGTTACGCCAACTATATCTTTAGCGTTAGGAGGTGCATCTCTTCCAAGAGCTTGGTTTTGAGCTGTAGGTATCGTTCTTTCTTTTACAATACCCCAAGGTGAAAGTCTATTGACTTGTTCGACAGATACTCTCTTTCGGATCCTATTTAATGTGTATGGAATATCAAACAGTTCAATGTTCCATCCTGTTACAATTTCTGGATTATAATGTACCCAGAGGTCTACAAATTTAATTAGTAAGTCTGTTTCAGATGCACACTTGACATATCTATCTTCACCGCTTGGTTTATATTCACCGAGTCCTAGTATGGTAGATTCACCTTTACATCTTACAGCAATAGATAGAATTTCTTTATCAGCTTCTGCTATGTTAGGGAACCCTTCATCAGACTTTGTCTCAATATCAAAGTTAAATACAGTAATCTGATTTACATCAAAGTCTCTTACTGGATACTCTTCATTAATATATGCATATGCAAATTGTTGCATACCATAAATTGGCTTATTGGATATCTTACCATACTCTTGAATATAGTTCCTAGCTTCTCCAATACTATTGAACATCTTAGGTTCAACTACTTCGCCTTTGATAGTTTTAAGTGGGGATTGTTTTACAGAATGTGTATATAACGTAGGCATGTAAGGAACTTCACGTTGCTTCTGCTCTCCGTCTTCAATGTATCTTTCTAAGATAACATTTTTATTTTGTATTACGTGTGTATAAAATTTCATTTATGGTTCTTAACTCTTTCTCTTAAACTACTTGTACTGAATGAATGATCACGGTTATTATACACGATTTCTATTTCATTGTCAACGCAATATTGCTTTCCAGTAAAGTCTTTGTCAAGATAATCACTACCAATTATTCTCACATCTATTGGTAATGTTTTAAGAATGTCAAGAACATCATCTTCTGTATTATATACGACAACCTCATCTACAAACCTACATGCGGTGATTTGAAGTTGTCTTTCAAAAATGGATTGAATAGGTTTATTCTTCTCAGGTCTATCGACTGAGGGATCATTTTGTAGACCGACAATGAGGTAATCGCAATCTTGTTTGGCTTCTGCTAACATTGCTACATGCCCAGCATGCAACAAATCCATACAACCAAAAGTGATTCCAATTTTACCCTTGTCGCTAACGTCACCGTTAAGCCACTTAAGCATAATTTAATCCTGTAAAAATTCTTTCTCGTTAAGCAATCTTTCTACTGATGCTAGCTTATCTTGAGCTTCTGCATACTTAGACACTTCTGTTTCAATTGCTTGTACTACTTCGGGATGCTCCCCTATACCAACAGAATGATTTTGATAAACATTAATGTTAGCTTTGGCAACTGCTATGTCACCTTTTAATTTTTCTTTAAGAGCATTTAATAATATATTAGACATTTTCTAACCTGGTCATTAACCTTTCAGCTCTATTGGTTACTTGTTTGTACCAACGAGAGTCTCTTCCTTGTACAGCTGCTTCTTTCCAGTCACCTGAAATCAATGCTGTATTGTGTTTTTTGAATTTAGATAATCTTGTAAGACCCATATTGAACATCATATTAGCAATAATCTGTTTCACTTCTTCTGGGTAACCGTCCCATCCATCATGTAATTTTTTACAATCAGATACAACTGACTCTACATCTTGTTCAAAACATTGGTCAACACGTTCTTCGCTAATTGGTGTACCGACTTCTAGTCCATACTCTTCATCACTCTCAAGTACAAGGTGACCAATACCAAATGTAGGATAACCTAAATGGTCCTTGTAAATTTCATAGACTACTCCTTCATCAACTTTTAAAGTTTCTTTTAGTTGATCAATGTCTATATCTGTATCTCTATTCATA